CAGTTAGAGATCGAAAAGAGAGCTTAGTAGAGGTTCGATTAACAAACAATTAAAAACATGTTGAAATGATTATTTAATTTCAAAGAAAGAAGCGATTTTTAAGAAAGCGATCAAGTAAAATCGTATAGTCACGCCCTCCCTTCCCTCCTATCGAAATACTTCAGCACGTCCTTCAGCTCCACCATGAGGAACAGGTTTTTGTTGCGCTCAACCCAGCCCTGTACGCGGGTATCCAGGGACTTGACCATCTCTTTCTGCTGATCTTCGCTGAGAAAATCGCACTGCCCCATGTTCTTGCGGTCACAGAAGCGCTCAAGCACAAGCCGCGTCTCGGCGTCCGTGAGTTCCATATCCGCGCACATGTCCCGGATGGTGCGCTTGTTCACGTGCTTTCCGAGGTAGTCCAGGAAGCAAAGCTTGCTCATTGCGTAATCCGCATCAGCCTGATACACTGAAAACCTATAGCCTGTATGATAATCCAGTCATTTGGCTATATGTTCAGGCGATATTGCGGACGGCTAGCTGACAGGCAGAGTCCGTGTTGTCGTGTGGGCGTTATGAGCGCTCACGGCGGCGGGCAGGTTACGCTGTTCGCCGCCAAGTTTTATTTATTCACTTCTAGGCCCCGGTCTCAACTCCGGCGGCAGTTGTCTGCCAAGCCTTTCACTTTCGTAACTTTCAAAGCAATGGTTTTTATCAAACCAGAACAGCGTATCAATCAGCTTGCGAGGCCATCTCTTGATGCCTGCCCGTTCCATGCGATACGCGGCACTCGAAATTGTCTCATCGGGCCAGCCACCGCATATCGCATTTACAAGCTGGTCAAGCGCTACCAGTATCGCCTTCGCTCGGCTCATCGGCTACCTCCGGCTCGCCCGGCAGTGGTTCCGGCTCTACCACAGGCGGCTCCTCAGGCTCCGGCCACTCCAGTTTTGGCAACTCCGCCAGCACCTCTTCCGCTGTGGGCATGGGTCGTTCACCTGCCAATACGCTGTCCTGAATGCCCCATGCTTGTCGATAAATGCGGCTCCGCATCTTTTTGCAGTAGGTACCCTCAAGGTCGAATTGCGGGTCTTCATCGCCTTGGTATGACGCGGCAGAAGCCATACTGTCATAACCACGTTCATCAGCAAATTGATCCATATAGGTGTCAATGGCGGCAGTGAACTGCTTTTTCGTTATGGCAAGTTGTTCCTCCGGCGTCACCTCAACCCACTCCACGCCTGTATCCCGCCACTTCCCCGGCTCATCAGTAGGAGGAGGGCCAAGCTGTGAAAGACGGATGCCGGTAGGTGCATACCATCCCACATCAGGAGGTGTAGCTTCTATAGCATCCACCATGCCTTGATAAATATTGTTGTCGTCTATTGATATGAATTGCATGTGTGTTCTCCTTTATGGTAGATACCTAAACACTAATATAGAATTAAAATAAAAATCACACCAACCAGCAAAGTACTCCCATATTCCAGGGTAGCTTTTAGTATCTAAAGTTCCACTGTAATATCCAAGTGACTTGTCCATTCTTTGCATGTGTATTCTCCTTTGAGATGAATTGCATTATATGAACTCCTTTTATAATAGTAGTTTATTCATGGTAATATAAGCTGATGCAGCAATAATTAACTTTGGAATATCTGCAAGACTACTCATAATGTCATTAAGTTGCTCATCGGCATCATCAATGGATTCGACAACACGTTCTTTTACAGCGTTGTTATATCTTTCATGTATCGCTTGTAAATCTTCCAGTGTAATGATTTCTCGCATATGTTTTCTCCTTTGATTAGCGGTCGGTGCAGGTGTATAAAAGATTGACAAATCCTGTTTCGGCAGTTCTATCAATTCCTGTAATAATAAGAACCATTTCATCTTGAAAATCACAAGTAATTGCATTTGCAAGTATCATGGCAACGGCAGGAAGACAGTGACCTGTATTAGTCATGCCTGATAACATTATTTTAGTGCTTATATTCAATATATTATGTGGGACTGTTTTCGATGTATTATTAGGCAACGTACCTAAGTTAATTGTCTTCCTATATATCTTCTTCCCATCAATCCAGTACCCACCAGTCCACTGTTCACTCAAGCTATAACTCATAGCCGTACTGAAAGCTGCCGTAGCTTGGCTGAGGGCGTTGATAAGCTGAGAGAGTTGAAGGGTTCCGGCATCCGTGACCGAGCCGAACATTTTCATCTGGTAATCAACAAAGATATGTTCGGGTACGGTTTTAGTGCCGGAGTAGTTGGGGCCGAGGAGGGAGGAGTCGAAATTAAATCCGCCAACTGTCCCAGTATTTACGGATTCGGCCGCTGGATTATAAGCAGAACTACCTATTAGATCAGTAAACACACCATGACTAAACCCAGCTTTGAAACGTATTGGAGTACCACCGGCTAAACTAAAATTCCCCGTAATCGCCCGCATCTGGTCTATACCAAACTCCCCAACGCTGTGCCCCTGCATCACCCCACGCCAGAATATCCCCGGCATACACGGCAACCTAAACGTACGCGCCGTAGTATCAATAGCGAACTTACCGCACACCCCGCCATTCGTAGCCATCTCCGTAGCGTAGGCGGACATGCTGATGATGTTGGGCTCGCCAGCGTATTGAAGCGTAGCGAGTCCGGCGTAGGCTTCGGGAAATTCTCCTTCTGTCCTTACGCCGTTATCCACAGTAACGCTCAGGTATCCAGGCTTAATAGTAGAAAACGGCCACTTAATAATCGTAAATAATGAATTGCCATCTTCAATAGGCGCTGGGTTACTTGGCAATAGCGGAGGGCCGATGGGAGTCTTTGCTGCTTGAGCTACTTTGAGGAGGGGATATTCGAGAGGGGCGGAGGCGTGGTAGAGAGTAAGCGTGCCTGCCTGTGCAGGAGAACCTGCGGACAAAATAATGGATTGCCCCTTCCTTGCATAGCTACTCACGCTGACATTATAACCACCAGATGCCACATGTTGAGTATTTATAGTGGCACTGCCAATCGATATAGCTATAAGGCCGTCTACAGAGTGATATACAGCAAAAACATCTTCTTCAGCAATGCCGGAATATATAACAACTAAACCTGCACCTGTCGCTGGAGCAGGCACTGTAATTTGACTAATCTGTTTCCCCACCCTCGTAGTCCCGTACCAATACTCAAGCGGAACAAAGGGAATACGGAACGTAGTGCTGCCGTCACCCAAGCTGAACTTATCACAGAACCCACGGGCAGAGACGTCGGCAAGCCAAGCGGTGTCGCTGATTACCTGCGGGGAGCCAGCCGCTACCATCGCCTGAATCTCAACCCAGGTTTGAGGATAGAGGGAGCGGAGGAGGAGTCCTTGGTTTACGTCGATACGGAGAAGCCCAGATTCCGGGTCGCCGGAGAGGTCGGAGAGGGAGGAGAGGCGGGTGAGGATAGGCAGGCCGGAATAGACGCTGCTTGATTCGCCCAAAACAACCTGTTCGCCATTTTCAAAGACATCAATCTGCGTAGGCATGGAAGTTCTCCTTACATTTTAGTCAGATGTAGGCCATTCAAGCGGGGGCAGTCCCGTCGGCACGCTATGCACTCGCAAGATAGGCTTCGATTTTTTCCACGGTCAGCCCAATCAGGAACATATACGCATTTGGGTCTTCACGATACTCATATTGCATAAGCGTGATAGGGGAATCGGGATTCATCTCATCATCCCGTTGCCCTACAACCTTATGTGTACTATCAGTGATGCCTTCCCCTGTCTCAATAGGCCCGGCATTGAACCATCCGAAACGATGATCTCGCCATAACATGAGCTTTTCCTTCATTTCTTTAGGATAAAACTTCAACAGTTCGACAACATCCTGTTCTGTGGCAATAATAGTCGGGAATGATCTCATGATATATATCCTCCATTACTAGGAAAGCGTTAAATATTTTCCAACTTTTTCAAAAGTCGCTATAAACGGCAGTTTGTCTTCATATTTCCTAAATTGTTTGACCAAAACAGAACTTCCCGTAAAAATAATGAACAGTTTATGTTCGTCGTCTGGAAAAGAGTATTGTACGGTTAAGCACTCGCTCGAATTTGTCTTGGCATATTTGCTTACGCCAATCCTGTAACCAACAACAATAACCTCTTTCCCAAGAATATCTTCAATATTGGACTTTGTTCCTTTGAGCGGCCCTTCGCCATCAGCAAAATCTTTGAATCTATGCATGGGCACACACTCCATCAATATGCCGCGTCAGCCTGTCAAGGCTAAGACTTTCCCGCAGATTGCGCGTGTTCGCCCATCGTAGCCAGCCAGATACACTTGCAAGGAAAGACCGGCAGTATGCGGGGGCAAGCTTTCCGCTCTCTAGCAGTTCCGGCATCTTTCGTATTTTTCGCATTATCCGGCGCGCTGTACTCTTTCGCACCAGCACATAGTCCCTGAAATGGCGGTACCCAAGATAATCAACGCCACGCCCAACAGGAAATACGTCGGACTTTGATAAACACAGCTTTAACTTGTCACCAACAAACGACTGAATATTTGACCGCATATCATGCAGCTTTTTCTTGTCGTTTCCAAAAAGTAAAAAATCATCGCAGTACCTTACATAATCACGGACTCCCAGCTCATGCTTCACAAACCGGTCTACTTCGTTCAAATAGAGATTGCCAAACCACTGCGATGTGTAATTTCCAATGGGAATGTTCCTGTCACCCGGAATGCTGTCTATAATCGTATCAATAAGCCACAATGTATCTGGGCACTTTATCTTTTGACGTATAATGGCTTTCAAAACATCATGGTGCATGCTTGGATAGAACTTGGATATGTCGCACTGCAAGCAATAGTTATTTCTACGAACAAATTCCATAGTCCTGCGACTCCCTGAATGCATGCCCCTTCCGGAAATACATGCGTAACTGTCGCGGATGAAAAGATGCGTCCATATTGGCTCAAGCACATTCATCAGAGCATGGTGAATAATTCTGTCCGGGCTAAATGGCAGGACATAAATCGTCCGTTTCTTTGGCTCGTATACAATTTTCTCTGCATATTTGCTCGGCACATACGTTTTGTTGGCAAGCAACAGCCGTACAGCTTCAAGGTTGCTCTCCAGATTGACTTCAAAGCGTTTAATATTGTTCATGGAAGACTTTCCACGGCGCGCGCGTTTGTACGCAAGCCGTATATTCTCAGGATCAACTATCCTGTGATATAAATTCCCGTGTCTTTTCATGCTTTACTTGGGTGCATGACGTTCACTTTCGTTACTAGCCATGCATCCACTCCGCTATGTGTTTTGCTTGGCTACGCCAAACATGGCCTTGTTATCCAGCCGGGAGTAGCGACAGTACTCTCGTATCCGGGTGACACCGTGACAACCGTTATTCGTATTCGCGTTCGAACGCGCATTATTCGCATTACGCGCTGCTGACCCGCAGGACGCGCCATTATTCCAATTACCACCCGCGAGCAGCACACCGATGTCTTTAGACAACAAAGCCAAATTCATAATTTACTTCTCCGTAAACGCCCAAAACATGGCGGCGCGTTGCCGCGTTGCCGTTATGCGCGCCGAGCCCCCACGCGACCCGTTCAGAGCCTAGCGCCAAGAGCGGCTCCGGGCGACACCGCGACAACCGCTACCCGTACTCGCGCTCGAACGCGCACTATTCGCATTACGCGCCGCCGACCCGCAGGACGCGCCATACGCCCAATAACCACCCGCGAGCAGCACACCGGCAGCACCCCAAAGATCTCCTCTGCCGCCAGTCTGCTTAAACGGCCCATCACCGGTAAAGCCTACAGCCGTTCCTAATGCAGTGTTTACCTGCCCGCTATCACCTGCGCCTGCGCCATCCCAGCCGCTTATCCCAGACTGACTTATGTACCCCCCTGCCTGAGCTTCAAGCGCCTGCCACAAAGATCCGCACATCTCCTCACAGCCGTCAGCACTCAACATGCGCCGCCCTGCTGTATCCAAACGACCACCAGCACCGCCACTTGTCGCGCCAGCCTCGGAAGCACCAGCAACCGCTGTGCGCTCATTTGAACCACGGGCGGCTGCCGTAAATTCGACAGACGACAATCCGGTTTTGCCGACCATGATTAAGTCTTCCTCAAGCATCCTGTGATATTGGCGACTTCGAGTAATAGTGCCCTGAAAAACGCTTTTGGTAAGCCCGCCAGTTCCAGACATAAGATAAATATCCACCCACCTGTCTGGCAAAAGAGACAAGTTTACCATCCCGCAAGCATCGCACGTTGGTCTGTGCTGCAAATCCCATAGGGATCTGGGGAGAATATCCCCTGCAAGATAGCCTGACAGAGGATGGCTATACGATATGTCTGCCCATGTAAAATTCGGGATTGTTCCGGCATTCGCACAAAGCGTGTGAAACCCACCTATCTTGCGGCTTGTGTACATATCATGCCCAGCCGGATAGGTGGAGTTCAACGATACTTTTAACTCTAAACCGTTCTGGCCTTCGAGACAGAGGTAGATATAGTAGTCTTTACCGTTCGCGAAGGCGGCTCCAGCGTCAAGCAATGTCTGCGCGTCAGGTATGTCCAAGTCAGTATGGTTGCTGAATACACGCATGGAGCCTGAGCTGTCAGTAATGTGAATATACGTCCCGCCGCTCAACATAAACCCGCGCCTGTTTGAAGACGGATAGATGAACTGCTGCCCAATAATAGATGAGCTGATCAAAACCTCAAACGGCACGGCGTCATATCCTTTTGCCGGATCTCCGACACCTACTCGACCGTTAATACCGCGAAGGGGGATGGTGTTTGGCGATGGCGCTACGTCGATAAAATGCCCGCCCGCTGTCTCAACATCAGGCAGCAGATACCTGCCAGGAGGCGCAACCCCGTTGTTCTGGGACTTCAGGGTCTCAAAGTCCTGCAAGGTCATTGCATGGCGCAGTTGAACATTCTTGGTCAGCAAATCAGGCTCAATGTTGTCCACAAGCTGAACCGTGCCGCCAGACGTTATGCCCTCGAAAAGGCGCATCCATGCCAAGCTCACGCCGGGCTTTTCGCCGGGTATCGTCGCCCGCATCGCGCCCCACACTATATCCGCAAAGGACACGGCATCGTTCGGGATATAGGCGGTCGCATCATCCCAGTCCCCTTTCAGCTTCAACGCGATATTGCCCAAAAATAAGGTCTGCATAGCCATATCTCCTTATGCCGTAAAGAAAAGTCTCATAAACAGGTCGCCATTCTGCATCGTGAACTCAGTTCCGGCCGGAAAAACGCCCCAAGCGGAATATTCTGTTGTGTCAATCTCCGCGCCGTCCGGGCCTTTTTCGACAACGTATAAGCCGAACCCGTCACTCTTGAGGCCAAAGAAGGAATAGGCATTGGCTTCAAAGCCTGGGATTTCCGAAAGCACCTGCAAGAGCTGATCGCGTAAGTCCATCGCTTCAATGGCGGAGCGCGCCGCCTCGTCCGCGCACTTGCAGGCCATGTTTCCGCACTCGCAAGCGCGGTCTGCCTCCTGCGTCGCCAAAGCAACAGCGCCGTCAGCCTCTTCAGTGATATGCCGGATAAGCGCATCAGCCTCATCGGTTATGGCCTGGAAAAGGTCATCACTGGTTTTGTCTATGCGGCAAATCAGGTGCGGCAGGGACTCAACGCGCTTGACAACAGGCGGGTCGCACGGCGCGCATTTCGGGTCTTCAACGATGCCCCGCGTCTCGTAATAGCCGACCTCTTCCGGGTCATTCACGAAGGTGTCAACGCGGCCCTCGTTTTC